GCCAGATTTTGGATCGAAATATGCAAAACCAACTACTGGTGCTTCTTCTGGAACATATATCAACATTTTAACTCAAACACAGTCTGGTGTTGAAAAACGTCGCTCTGGAATGGGTATTGAAGCGTCTGCAACTGCTGGAACGACAACTGGAAATACAACGGTTATACCAGTTACTTATACAGGAAATTTTATTATTCCTAGTCAGGAAATATCAATTAAAGGAAAACCTTCCTGGACAAAAGGAACAAATAATAGTGGTTACACTGATGTAGAAGCTGTCGATTCTCTTGGATTGCATTCACACATGCATTTTTCGACAACTAATAGACTTAGAATAAAAACGACGAATGAAATTACTGATGCAGCAACTCAGGGAATTGGTTCTAGATTTGTTGCCTCTACTATTCCAATTCAAACATGGTTAGACAATACTCAGTATCCAAATAGTAGCAGTAATCAAGGAGCTGGAACCAATCAACCACCCTGCTGGGCAATCGCATCTGGTATTCAAGCTGGTGGATATGAGAATAATGGTGTTTTCCAATCTCTTGGATTTGAAACTGTTTATTATAACATGTGTTATGATGCCGAAGGTCCTGCTGGATTAGCAGCATTTAGATACAATTGTTTATTAACTTCCGCTACTGCATTTAATTTACAGAATGTTACTTTTGGAAATGGTCCAGAATTTAAAAGCTATGGATTGGGACTTGGAAGTTGTCAATCTTTAGCAAGTGGACCAGTTGCTGCTTCTCAAACAGTTTCCGCAACATATGTTGCTGGTTCTTCTGGGGTTCCGACAGATTACAATGGAACTTCACTTGCAGATGTTGTTCCAGTAAATAGCAACACTGGCAGTAGAACTCTTCAGTTATATCCACAAGTTAATAATATTCTTACTGAAGTTGATGAATTAGTACAAACTACTGATCCAACAATTCATTCACATAAAATTCTTTTAGAAACAGATACTCATACATATAAGATAAAAACTAATGCATACCTTTTGTCTCCTGATAATTTAAAAACAACTTTAACATTAAAAACAGATCAGGTTGCATCTTTAGATCAAGTAACAAGTCCATACATTATTCTGGAATATCTAATAAAGTATTGAACCATGGTAGACATTAATCCTTCATATCGTAATAGAAGAAAAAATTTTTATGTTGATAAAGGTCCAGACTTTATGAGCATAGGATCCGTTGTACAGGTATTAAAGTCTGTCCAAAATTCATATGATCATTCATTCATTCCAACTGTAGTTCCACAGAGCGGAACTACAGCATATGACACTCAAACTGGTACTGCCCAACCACAAAACAATCCAGAATATCAGTATGAAGGATATTTGTATTGTGATGGCAGTGAATATTATATCAAAGATTATCCTGCTTTGTATGAAATTATTGGCAATGATTATGGCGGAGTTGCTAGTGATGGTATCGACGTTTTAACTGGTGGAGCAGGTTACGCTGGAACTTTTACTGTAAATATTTCAGCTCCTCCATCTGGAGCAAATCAAGTTTTTCCTGGTATAACACCAGTTCAGGCAACAGCTCAAGCTGTGGTTAGTAGTGGAGTTGTTACTGGTGTAGAAGTTTTAAATCCAGGAAAAGGATATAATCCATCAAGTCCTCCAACTGTTACAGTTACTGGATCTGGTGGAGGAAATAGCGCAACATTTAAAGTAAGAATTAATCAAACAAATGGTCAAATTCAGGCGATTAATAGAGATAATGTTTGGGACTTTTGGCCAGATGATATGGGAACATTTAGAGTTCCTGATTTAAAAGCAAAGAGAATTGTTGGAAATGGTCCTGTATATGGTGCAAACTCAGCTAACGTTGGTAATTCAGAACTTGGTGTTGGTATTAATACAATTAATGGTAAGTGGTATGTAGATAAAGATTCTCAAAAAAATCAATTTGCTTTAGGTAGTATATCTACAATTGGATATGAAAACGTAAGTGATACCATTGAAGCAAATATCATTGGATCGCAAGTTATTAGAGTTGAATTACAGGAGAAAAAAATAGCTGGAGCTCCACAACATTCCCACTATCTATTCCACTCGGAAGCTGCTCTTGACACAAATTATGCTGGTAAAGTTTCTGGTGATAGATATTTGGCATCATATAAAGCAGGAACTGGAAAAGTAAATAACTTCTTGCCCCCAGGTGGTATTTCATATAGTCATACTCATGTTCTATCAAAAGCTCCAATTCTTGATAGCAGCGTTGGTACATATGACATTTACAATTGGAGCGGCGGAGATCCTAATTCTGGATCTATAAAAGAACCAAATTATTATTATGCTTCTGGTGGAGCTGGTGCAGGAACTTATCAATTGATAACTTCTACTGGAACACCATTGAACAAAAAATTTGGACCAGGATCAAACATTGGTGGAAGAACTGTTGTTACTAATGGTGTTCCAATTTTTGAAACAACCAGTAGCATATTTACCAGTCCAGGATCATATACTGCATCTGTTCCTGCTGATCTAAATCAAATAACAGTAACTCTAATTGGTGGATCTGGATCTGGTGCTGTATATACCCAACCTGGAAATAGTGGAAGTGCATCTACTTTTACAATTGGATCTGGTGGTTCGATTATTAATGCTTCTGGAAGTGGTGGACCTGGCGGTGGTGCTGCAACTAGTACTACTGGTGGATTAGGTGGAACATATGGTGGTTACACTTTAACTGGATCAGCTTCTGCCAATGCTTCTATCACTGGAACTGCTACTAATGGAGGTGGTGGTACTGGTGGATCTGGACCATATTGGGTTAAGAATTTAACAGATCCATCTGTAACTCCAACTGGTGCTAATTCTACTGGTGGTCTCACTCCAGCTGCTGGATATGCTGGAACTGGTGGATTTTCTAGATTTGTCAGTGATGCAAATGTTGCTGTTAATGGTGGAACTTTTTCATATTCTGGTGGACAGGAACAAAACTGGACTTCATCAATATCAAATGCAAACTATAAATTAACTGGTATTCAATTTACACTTGCAGGTGGCGGCGGCGCTAATTGTGGAAATTTTGGCGGAAACGATTGTGGTACAGCTGGAAGTGGTGGACCTGGGAAAGTTTTTACTGTTAGTTATAAAGTTCCAGTAACTGGTATTCAATTTAAATTTCAACCAGGACAATCTGGCAGACCCTATGCTACACAAGCAGGTTCAGCTACTTCTGGTAATGGTGGAGTTGGTGGTGATGGTTATGAGTCAAATGATGGTGGTGGCGGCGGTGCTGTAACTGTTGTTAGATTAGTTAGTGGTAATGTTATTCTTGCTGGTGCTGGAGGTGGAGGTGGCGGAGGAGGTTTTGGTGAAGGTGTTTGCGGTCAAAATGCACGAGATAACAGTGCTCCAACTGATAACGTAATTGAACATAATGGAGAACTGCAAACAGGTGGCGGCGCAGCTGGTGGAGGTTATGGATGTACTGGCGGTGGCGGCGGCGGCGGGGGCGGCGGATGTGGACGCCCTACAGATACTGCTGGTGGACAACCTGGATCTGGCGGCGGCGGATCAGGCGGACACGAAGAAGGATTTGGTGGAATTAGAGGATTATCTGCAGTCCGTACAGATTATTTCAATAGTCCAACTTCGCAAGCAAATACCAATACTGGTGATGGTTATGTAAGTGTAACTTCATATGAAGATAGAAGTTATTGGACTTCTGGTGGCGGCGGCGGTGCAGCTGGCGGATATGTTAGATTTACTCTTGGTGCTGAATATCTCACTGGAATATCATCTGTTGCTGCAACTGTTGGATCTGGAGGAACAGGTGTATCTCAGAGTGGAACAAGTTCATCAACAGCAGCAAATGGATATGCTAGAATAGATTTCCAGAAAATCATTGGTTATGAAGGCGGAACAGAAAATATTACACTTGGGGATGTATTCATTGCTGGAACTGGTGATAATGATAATGGTATTAATTTTTATACTTCTGGAACTGGAACTGGATCATCTGGTGGATTTAAGTTACCAGCAACAGTTGCTCCAACTGTAGTTTTTGAAGGCGGTGGCGGTGGAACGGGTGCAACTGCAACAGCTACAGTTACGAATGGTGTTGTTACTGGTTTGACATTAACAAACGCTGGATCTGGATATACTTCTGCGCCTAGAGTACGTCTTTTGGGTGGATGTGGAGTTAATAATCATGCAACTGTAGGTTTTAACGCAAATACTGGAGCACTGCAAGGATTAACTTTACAAAGTAGTTCATTGCCAAATTATTACATGAAATTTGGTGGAACTCAGCAAGTTAGATATGTTACAACTGCCACTGTAGATGCTGAAGATATTTACAGAGTGACTGTTAAAGTTGCTAGGGGAAATGGTAAAAATGGTGGCGACAGACCAGAAAATGGTGGTGACGAACTTCTGTTATATTACAATATTGATCAAACTTTAAATTTCCCAGAATCTCAATTTATTGGAGTATTGGTTCCTATACCAACTCAAAATGAAGTTGATAATAATTATGATGGTGGAGGAACTGGTAATGATCCTACTAGATGGTAT